GAGATAGAGGTCCTCCCCCTTCATGGTGAAACATATGCGTCGCCAATGCCAACCGACTGCGCCGCTTGTCGCGATGCGAATAGTTTCCTTAACACCGACAGCATACGTGGTAACCGCGGTGCGCAACTGTTCGTAGAATTTGGATCCTCTAAGGCCGGAGGATGCGGTGGATCCTCGTGCTGTGGGACTCCATACGACCGCATAATTTTGCGTTCCGGAAAAAGTGGCTCCGACTGGTCCTTCTGTACCGGGTTCCCCGCTTTGAATATTGGACCAAGGCGGCATGACGTCCCGCTTCTTCTCCGAGCTAATGTTCAACATTCTCCTTTTCGTCATCATTGACCGGCGGGAGCGGGTCCGTCCAAGGGTTCGGCGAGTCCGATAGGTCCGCGTTTTGGCGGCGTAACGAGAGCGCCTTGCGGTACGCCCTGTTCGCCTTCTTGCCCGTAACGAGTACGACCTCCGTCGGCTGTACATTCTGTTGAGGTGGCGTTGCAGGGGGGGTGAGTGGGGGCTGTGATTCAGGCATTGCTGCCTAAATTGGGGGCCGAGCTGGGGCTATAAGTACACAGGGTGTGCCCTGTGTCCTGGCTGATAACATTAGTTTCGCCAGGACACCTTCAGTCACATGCCTGCTTTTATTTGCAATGCTCGCTACTTCCTTGTCACTTACGCCCAGTGCGGCTCGCTTGATCCATGGGCCGTTAACGATCACTTCGCGACTCTTGGAGGAGAGTGTATCATCGGACGAGAGGATCACGCTGATGGGGGCACTCATCTCCATGCTTTCGTCGATTTCGGACGAAAATTCCGATCAAGAAGGGCCCGCATATTTGATGTTTCTGGCTTCCATCCGAACATTGAGGCATCTCGAAGAAGCCCGGCGGGTGGTTACGACTACGCGATCAAGCATGGAAACGTGGTCGCAGGCGGGCTTGAGCGGCCAAGCGGGGATGCGCCTGAGGGAAATGGCGATAAATGGGGCGAGATTGTCAGCTCTCCGTGTGAGTCAGAGTTTTGGGCAAACGTTGAACGGTTGGATCCGAAGGCACTTTGTACAAACTTCGCCAACCTCCGAAAATTCGCCGATTGGCGTTACCAACCCGAACCCGAGGTATACGAGCATCCCGGAGGGATCAGTTTTGAGCTTGGAGTGGTACCTGAGCTGGTTGAATGGAGAGAACAGTCTCTTGGTGATGGTCTGATCGGTATGTTCTCTTGCCCGTCGCCTGCGGGGACCCCCCACTCCCTCCGGTCGTACTCGCTAAGGCTCGAGGGGACCCCCCCCCTTGGCTCGAGGGCGCCATTTCGTATCTCTACTAGGGGTGTTTATGCGATGCTGACTGATTAGGGAGCAGGCAGAAGTCCTTATGCATATACGGACCAACCCGTTTGGGAAAGACCACCTGGGCCCGATCATTGGGTAGACACGTCTACTTCATGGGCATACTGAGTGGTGAGGTTGCCTTGCGCGATATGCCGACCGCGGAATATGCCGTATTCGATGACGTCAGAGGCGGTATCAAGTTCTTCCCGTCTTGGAAGGAGTGGTTTGGGGCGCAGCTTGTTGTCACGGTCAAGAAACTATACAGGGATCCTGTGCAGGTTAAGTGGGGCAAGCCATGCATATGGTTGTCAAATGAGGACCCTCGCATCGGGATGGAGCAATGTGACATTGACTGGCTAGAGGGAAATTGCGAATTTGTGTGGCTGAACGAATCGATCATCGTTCATGCCAGTAGTACGTAGCAGTCGGCTCAAAATACAAACTATTCTGAGGCTCCGACTCTCCCAAAATGAAATCTGACTGAAAGAAATCGACGATGTAATAATCTCCCATGCCGGGCTTGCCGCCGACAGAGTAAAATGACTCCGTCATGGCTTCGCCATTCTGATCCTCGTCATACACAATATTCTTCTTCATGGGGTGCCAAAGCTTGATGATAAGCGTCTGACCGGCCGCATTGCCGCTCTTGATGTGACGTGTCCTGTCGTATTGGACCGTAATCTTGGATGTGTCGACAGGGGCAGTCATTACATCCGTCCAATCAACGTTCTGATTGCCCTTGAAAATAACGCCACGGGTGTCGAGGGCGGCCTCCGCGTAAATGAGGGCTCGCTTCATGCCGTCCGATACGAGACGAGCGACTGGGGAGGTTGACAAATCGAATGAGTCACGATCGCTGAGATAGAGGTCCTCCCCCTTCATGGTGAAACATATGCGTCGCCAATGCCAACCGACTGCGCCGCTTGTCGCGATGCGAATAGTTTCCTTAACACCGACAGCATACGTGGTAACCGCGGTG